CATGATGCGACGCTTTCCAGATTGTACACCTAGGTATTCGCCTGGCGATGACGTGGCTTACGAGCGATGCCGCTTCACGATTCCTGATGTGATCATTCGTCAACTGTATCCAGCATGAGCATCATTGTAGGCGGCACTTTAATTGGTGGGGAACACTTGGAGGCCAAGCTTCAGGCGGCGTTTGAAACGTGGAGTCGTTTTGAAGTGAATGATTACTTTCGAGATCAATTCAATAACAAGCCATGGGACTATCCATCTGTTACTTTTCGGAAAAGTGGTCAAACCGTTGGCCCCGAACCTCGTGACATTTACGACCTTGGCAATCTTTATCGCAGCGGAAGAGATAGCTTTTCTATCACGATGGGAGTAGATGATGTAACGGCTTCATGGAATTGGAATGCAACAAACTCTTCTGGAGGGGCGTATGCTTGGTATGTTCACGAAGGACTAAGCACAAACATAAAAGCCAGGAGATGGACTGATGAACTGCAAAATCCAGCGTTGTTTGATGCCAGCACCTTAAAGAAAGCCCTACAGCGTAGAATCAAGACTGCTATGGGTAAATAGTGGTTATTGATTATCTTTGGAGTGAAGACCGAACAGTCCATGCCATAAACTGTCAAATTGAAGGCACTGCCTTGGAAGTTGGCATACTATGCCTTATGTCGTGCCGTGAAACGACCATTAGAATTATGAACGAAAATCACTCACTGCTAGTTGAAGTGCCTGTTGAATTTCGCTCGGGCCATGAGCGGGTGAAGGTCTTCAATGCACTGCTAAACATTCTTAGTCATGAGCAAGTACAGCTTTCTGCTTGAAACCAAGACGGAGGAGTTTTTTGAGCTTCTTCCTTCCATTCGGATGAAGAAATACGGTGGTTGGCTTGTTGCGGAAGCAATTGAGCAGGAGGAAATTTCTAAGCTGCAAAGCCAGTCCACCATTCGCGCTGTGCAACTGGCCAAGCGCATTGCACTGTCCAAAGGTATCCCCCTGGACGAAGCCTTTGCGCTGCTGCAAGGCGGTGGTGGCTCCATGAGTGAAGCTGAACTGCTGTCTGACTACACGGAAGAAACCCTTAGCATGATTACGAGCGGCTCCTCCGTGGAAGCCACCAATGCTCGCATGGTTACGGCTTTCATTCGCTCCCGTGGTCAAGGCTTGGTTGATGGGGAATGGCAAGACTTGTCTGATTGGGATGTGGAAGACACTAAAGCGCTGCCGCGTCGAGCTATTAGTAAGGTGGTGGAATTTATCTCGGCAGAGCAAGAAGCTGAAATCCAGGAGGCCGCCGATGGAGCAAAAAAAGGCCAGAAAAAGAATATGACTCCCACGCTGAACGGCTAGAAGCCAATGCGCGACAGTTCCTAAGCTCACTCACTCCATGGAATGAGCTTTATTTTCGCCTAGCGTGTTCTGACTTCAAGGACGAAAGATGGAGCGCCAAGAATTTTGGGAGACAAAGGGTATGTGATGTTAAGTCAGCATTGACATACCTAGAAAAGCATGATGTAAACAAGTACAACATTCAAAGCATCGCCGTGGCCAAGCTTGGCACAATGGCGGCAGGCATGATGGGAGGGAAGAAAGTTAGCATCAAGCCGGACAATTTCCTGCCTTTTGATACGAGGCAAATCAAGAAAGATACTGGCGTGACCGACGATAGCTTGCGTGTGCTGAAAAAGCTGATGAAGCAAAGGGTGATGGATGGACGAGTGATTGCTTTGCTTATTGATGAAATCAAGGCTTTTAGTGGGCGTAGTCAAGACGAATGATTATAGAATTGGTAACATAGGAAGTTTTTGACGTAAGATGGCTCAAGACGCTGAACTTAGGCTTAAGGTAGGTCTTGACCTTGGATATTTCAAGCAGCAACTAACTGGTCTTGGAAGTGCCGCCGCTGGATACAAGCTACCTATCAACATTCAGATTCAACGTAGAGAGCTTAATGCTGAACTAGATAATTTACAGCGTGCCATCAAGAACCGTAAATACCGGATAGAAGTAGGGGGCAATCTGGGTGCATTGCCCAAGCAAATTACAGCTCTTAAAAATCAACTTGCCACGTTTGAAAACACCAAAATTGATGTAGGCATTGGGGTCGTTCAAAGCCTTTCTAAGCGTGATGGAGAAAAAATTAAGGCACAGTTGCGGGCATCAGTCTTAGGAGGCAGCAAGAAAATCTTTGTTCCCGTTTCTATTAAATCCTCGGTAACAAAGCAATCTGTTGAAGATTTTACTAACGCGGTTAAATCAAAGCTATCCAACATCAAGGTTGCAGTTAAGGCGGACCTGCAAGGTGGTGTACAAGGCGTCAACGCAGAATTGCGGCAAGCAATTTTAGGCGATGGCGATAAAATTCTTGCGCCTGTTTCAATTACGCCGTCGATTACGCAGGATGATGTAACAGACTTTACCAAAAAAGTCAAGGCGAAATTATCTGGTATTACAGTTAAGGTCAAGGCTGAGCTGGAAACTGCGGCAGTCAAGGGAGGGGCAAAATCAAAAGCAGAAATTGATACTGAAGTGCTGCGAGGGCTGGAGGCAATTAGCAAAATGGGTGCCACTCGGATGGGTGGTGGTCAAGTAACAGAAGCAGCAAGGCGTGAGCAGCTTAAGCAGCGACTTTCAACTGGGGAGTTTGATATTGGCCAACTGAGGGAAATTGGCTCACAACTTGGCCTTAAAAATGTTGGTAGATTTAGGAATGTACAGAATTTAATCGAAAAAATTGCGTCTGAAGCATCTGTTGAGATGATCAAGAAATACCTTGATCCTCAGGCAGTAATGCGCAGCCCCAATCGCGGGCCACTGGTCACTGTTTTAGACACCTTTGCAAGGGGTGTTGCAAACATGCTTGGGCTTGATTTGCGTGCAGGCCTTGAGCAAGCACGACAAAAACGCCTCCCTCCTGCCATTGATTGGCCCGCGCAAGTACCAGGCCGCACTCCTCCCATTGGACCTTCTTCCTCAGGGCGAGCGCTGCCATTTAGGCCTGACCCTAAATTACTTGCCGGCGAAGTTGGCCCTGCTCTTGCTGGACTGCTTCCATCTCTCACACTTAAAAGCAAATTAAAAGCAGACTTTGAAGCCTTCATGGGACTTGGAGGCGGTCCACCTTCTGCTGGTCAAAGACCAGGCAAGCTTGCTCTAAGTAATGAAGCATTAGGCAGGAGAGTTGGCGCAATTTTGGAAGAGTATTTCAAAGTTGCTGAAGTTTCTGTTAGGACAAGTTTTGACCCTCGCGAACTGCGGCAAAGTCTTAATGTTTTCTCTTATATTGCGCAATCCCTGCGTGATGCCGAAGCTCGCACTAGGCAAGCGAAGGTAGATCAAAGCGTTAATTCGTTAATGAATGCCATTGAACAATCAATCAAAACGGCAGAAGCTTCTGCACGGATTAGGCTTGCTCAAATTAGGGAATTACCGCAAAGACCATCTCAGCCAATGCTGCAAGGCGCTCCACGGGTAGCGGGACTGTTATTGCCAGAGCCGCCAGGAAGGTATCGCAGCAGTAGGGCAGTCGAAACGCAAGCGGATCTATTCGCTCGTCGCGAAAGGGAAGCTCGAATGCGTTCGGCTTTGCGGGAACAGGATGTAATGGGAGGAGGAGCAGGGCGTCCAGCATTGGTGGCGACAGGAGGTGGTGGCGCAGGGGCTCCACCTGTTGATAGGCCCCCTAGTGGCGGCATGGGAGGATTTGGAGGAGCTGGAGGCTTTGGTAGGGCTCTTGCTGGCGTCAACCTTCCTGGTGCTGGAGTGGTGCGCGAAATTGGCAATGAATTTGCCATGGCAACAAAGCAAGTGCTGCTGTTTGGCACGGCTTACAAGGCTTTAGCATTTGCCACTAGCTTTCCCGCTCAAGTTGGAGAAGCCGTTGGAGCTTTGCAAAGCTTCAATAATACGTTACGCGAAATTAGCCCAACAGCAAAAGAAGCGAGCGCATCTAATCAATTCATCCTTGACATTGTTGATCGCTACAACGTTCCGTTGCAATCTGCTCGCGATGGTTTTGTAAAACTTTACGCATCAATGGCTCCTGCGGGCTTTAAGGGAGATGAAATTCGTGCATTGTTTACTGGCGTAAGTCAAGCGGCCGCCACGTTTGGCATGAGCGCGGACAAAGTAGATCGCGTGAACTATGCCTTTGCTCAGATGGCGAGCAAGGGTCAAGTGATGAGTGAAGAGCTTAAGGGACAGTTGGGCGATGTGTTGCCTGGTGCCATGGGCATCTTCGCCAAGGCCGCAGGCTTTGAGGGGCCGCAAGCTATTGAGAAATTCTCTAAAGCCTTGGAAGACGGCGCCTATAAAGGTGATTCCATGCGAGCGCTTTTGAAGAATGTAACTGTAGAGTTGACCAAAGAGTTTGGCCCTGGCGCGGAAGGTGCAGCACGCACTTTTCAAGGTGCTATTAATAGAATGCAAAACTCAACAAAGCTTTTGTATGAAGCTTTTGAGCCTGTCGCTGTTGGTTTCTTGAATGCTGTTGTCGTACCAATGACCAGTGGCATTAAAGTCTTGAGCGATGGCTTTAGTGCTTTCTTTAAGGGCGTCAACGCACAAACAACTGGCGGCTTTGCCATTGCAAAAGAGCTGGAAAGGCTGAGGCCTGCTTTTGAAGGCATTCGCGCAAATGTTGTCAATCTGCTTCCCACTTTTCAATCATTGGG